TGAGATGTCGTGACAGTCTACTTCTGGGCCAGCATGATCGGGGTAGTAGTTGGGATATTGTTTTATGGCGCTTTTAAATATGGTTAGACCAGTGGAGCTGACGACATGACGAAGAAAAAAACCCCAATGCCGAAGCCGAAACCCGCAAAGAAAAGGAAATACTAGTGACTGATACACAGCTCTGGGGCGGGATCCTGTCTCTGCTAATCGCAATGGTCATCTGGGTCATTCGGTCAACTACAGCTAGGCTTGAGGACGTTGAGGACAAGAACGTCGAATACCGGCTTGAGATGGATAACCTATTCGTCAGGAAGCAGGATTTCAAAGAGGACATCGTCAGGCTCGAAAAGAAGCTCGACCGCATCATGGATACCCTAATGAAACGCTGATGTGGAACCTGCTCATCAAGCCGATCAGTGACCTTGTCGGGAAAACGATAGACAAAATTGCACCCGACGCTGGCATGGCAGAACAGCTTCGCTTCGAGGTGACTCAAGCCTTAATCTCGGCGGACGCAAGCGTCATCGAGCAACAGGTCAAAGTCATCCTGGCCGAGGCCCAGGGATCCTGGTTACAGCGAAATTGGCGCCCGATCCTGATGCTGTCGATCGTGGCGATCGTCGTCAACAACTATATTCTTTTCCCTTACGCCAACCTGTTCGGGGTTCAAGCAATCGTCCTGGAACTACCTCCAGAATTATTTACGCTAATGACTGTCGGCGTCGGGGGTTACGTCGCCGGTCGGTCAGCCGAGAAGGTAATGCAAGAATACAAGAAGTGAGGTGTTCCCACACGAGATGGATTTATTTTACCTAGCGTTCCAGATTGTTATGGAGTTCGAAGGGGGCGGGACCCCGCATCAGGTCGAGCACGACGCGGGGTCGTTGACTTGCTGGGGGATTTCCCGCACCCACCACCCCGCATTATTTTCGGGTCCTGATAAGAGTATCCCGCCGACCCGGGAAGCGGCGATGTACGTCTACCGAGACGAATACTGGGGAGTGTGCCGTTGCGACGATTTGCAGCCATCAATCGCATTGGTAATTTTCGACGCGTCAATCAACCAGGGGCCTCGAACTGCAATTAAGATATTGCAACACGCGGCCAACGATAATGGGCACGATCTTTTACTCGACGGGAGGATAGGGGAGAAAACAATCTCTGCGGCTAAGTCTGTGAGAGAGAAGTATCTGCTCCGGGATTTTACGACGCGGCGGATCATGCGGTACACCAGGACGACTCAGTTCGACCGGTTCGGTCGGGGATGGGTAAGGAGAGCAGTTGATGTCACACAACAAGCTCGTGAGTTCTTCACCTAGCACTATGCGGGGCTGGTTCGCCATCCTTCTTGCGTTCATTGACGCGATGCCGCTGGCCGCGAAGCTCGGGATCATGGTCCTGGTTACGATGGATTTATTCTTCCTTGTCTTGTTCTTGTCTTCAACCTACCTACGGTGGTGATCATGGTATAATTATCTTGGTGTTGTTGTTTCGGGCTCTTGGCGGGACTCGAAACGAAGCCCCCGCTACGTCCTTACCGGACCAACGTAGCGGGGGTTTTTAATTTGGGTCACACCATTATTACACCAATGGTAAGATAAGTAGCTGAAAAGAAAGAGATTGTTGGTGCCGGCCCCGGGCACCAAGTACCTTTTGTCCATAGAGTACTGAAACGAATTATTTAGTATTGAAACCAGCAGCCTAGCTGGTTTTTTTATGCCTGGTAGAATACTGAAAGGGTTTATTTTGTCCTTTAAAGCACGTTATGATTACACCAAAATTACACCAACAGGTTCAAGTCCTCCGCGAGGCACCACTCGTGTTGGGACATTGAGGGGCGCATCGCGACATCGAGGGGCGCGGGTAAAACTTTTGTGGTCGTGATCAGAATTTTTAGGCGTGTAAAGTGTAGTTTCTGAAGAAGCTACACATTGCAAGGAAACTCGAGATAAAAAAATCGGCTGAATATCTTTGACAAATGGCATCTATTCTGATACGCGGTAATTCCTGGCGGGTCTCTGTCTACAAAAAGGGGATCCGAAAGACGGCCTCCTTCAGAACTAAGGGGCAAGCTCAATCCTGGGCTATCGAGATCGAGGCCGAGATCATTAGCGGCAAATCGAGGATCGCCAGTGCCCGGACTGTGGAGGACGCGTTCGATCGTTACGCTCGGGAGGTTTCTCCTGGGAAGAAAGGCGCCCGGTGGGAGCAGATCCGGCTCAACCTGTTCAAGCGGTACCGACTGGCTTCAGTCCGTCTCTCGAACCTGAAACCCTCAGACATTGCCGACTGGCGAGACACCCGGCTGACCGAGGTGAAACCAGGTAGCGTCAAGCGGGAACTGAACTTGATCAGCAGCGTGATGACCCGGGCCCGTCGGGAGTGGGGGTGGATCGATGTGAACCCGGTGACGGATGTTTCGAAACCCTCGGATCCGCGGCCGCGGGATCGACGGATCTCACAAGTGGAGATCGATCAGGTCCTGCTTGCTCTTGAGTACACCGGTAAGATAGAGACCAAGAACCACCTGGTCGCGGTGTTGTTTCTGCTGGGGATTGAAACCGCGATGCGGCTAGGGGAGATGACGGCGCTGCGATCTCAGGACTTCGAGAAGGAAGGCCGATACGTGATCATTCGCGATTCGAAAAACAACGACACTCGCCATGTTCCGCTATCAACCGCGGCACTGGATTTGGTGAAGACGATCATGGACGCCGGCGTGATCGTCACGGCAAGCGTCGCTAGTGCCTTGTTCAGGAAGGCCTGTGCGAAGACGGGTATCGAGGATTTGCGTTTCCACGATACCCGCCATGAAGGGTTGACCCGGATTGCCCAAAAGATCGGAGTGCTGGACCTGGCTCGGATGGTCGGGCACCGGGACCCCAAGTCCTTGATGATCTACTACAATCCCACTGCGACTGAGATTGCCGAGCGGTTGGGTTAGTTAAGTCTGGATTTATGCCAGGATTTCTTCTCGGAATCCCGTTCATGTTTACGCCAAGCCCGTTCGTCCTCAGCGTCCTCAGCCTCTAATCGGTTTCGTTCTCTCATGTCGTCTCGTCGGCACCTGCTGCACACCCCATCCTCAAGGTCCAAGTCCGGGTATGAATCCAAATCCAAGCCGCACTCGACACAAAAATGATCATTACTTATGTGGTCGTTCCACCCCATATCTACCCTCCTACTGTGACTGAGATTGCCAATCGTCTGGATTAGGTCGCCCGCTTAGACTCGACCCAGGCCCTGACTTCGTCCGGTACCCATCTACGGCAGCCGTGAATGGTCAACTCAGAGGGGGTAGGGAAGTCCGGTTGTCGTAGGATCGTGTCATGCAAAGTGCTCTTGCCACAATTTAAAAATTGCAGCAGGTCCTTGGCTTTCCAGAGGCCCTCTTCAGAGATCGCCATACACACCCTCCATATTCCAGCTAGGATCCGCGTCCATATTCCAGCTAGGATCAGCATCCATATTCCAGGCAGGATCCGCGTCCATATTCCAGCTAGGATCCGCGTCCATGTTCATCATCGGGCTGGCTTCCATATTCCAAGTGGAGTCTCCATAAATATTTCCGCCCGCATCATTAACCCACCGACCGGATTCGTTCTGATGCAAAGAATCCGCCATAGCACTCCCCGACAATAAAAAAACCGCCAGAATTTTTCTACAATGCTTCATCAGACTTGAACTCCCCTGGCACACAGGCATCTACTAGTTCCTCTAATTCCCTCGCCACTTTCCCTTTCTCAATTGTGGCCGCGGGGGACTTTTTTGAATCCCGTAACCAGGCAGCCGACTTCTTCATCAGCTGTCTGAAAGCGAAAGAATCCTTATCGACCCAGACCATGTTTCACCTCCCTGGCGTGTAGGGCCCGCCCGTTCGTGTAGTGCTGCACGATGTAGCCCATGTTTCTCTCGGCTGCTTGCACCGTATCCTGATAATCCATCTCACTGGCCGTTGAATAAACAACCAGGAACAGGATCAACGCTACTAGTGGTTTCATTGCCTGTCTCCTATGTGTTGACGCCAAGCATTTCTGGGTCGTATTCATCGTCAGACGATTGAGCTTCCCCGCACAAAGCCGAGTAGGCGGCCAGGTCAACGAAGGTGTCCTCTTTGAAATCCCCCTGTCTAGACCGGACCAGCTTCAGGCAAACCATGAACAGCCACCCGTCAGATTCCGACAGGGTAGTACCCGTCAAAGAATTGAATATCTCCACTGTCTTACCGATCGACTTCTCCCCGGCTGGGGAATCATATTCCCGGGCCCTTTGAGACAGGGTGTGAATAGCGTGGTGTAAATAGTCCGGGGCGCTTTTTTGGTTCTGGGCAAAAGAGTCCCTGGGTTTGGTCTTGCCTTCATCCAATTTCTTAATCTGGCGACTAATCCATTCACGATGCGCTTTTTTCCTTGCCGTCTTCAGGGCTACCACAGCATCTTTCAATTCCTTGAATTCCCCCAAACCCTCTCTTTTCCGGTAATAATATCTTCCCCTGTAACAGAACTTCACGACCCATTTTCCTGAACGGGCAGCGAAATGAATCCCTTTCGGAACATGTTGGGAGTGTTTTTTTAAGTAGTTTATATTCTTCATGCGGTTTTTCTCCTGGAAATACTCAGTTGTTCCAGGAGCACGTCCTGGATAGTGACTTTGCGTCGCAAGGCCTCGAGAATCGTCTCGTCGATCGTCCCGCTTGCGAGCAGATGATGAACAAAAACAGGTTTTTTCTGGCCCTGCCGGTGCAGTCTTCCGTTAGTCTGGAGATACAATTCGGCGCTCCAGGGAAGCGAGTACCAGATGATTCTGGATCCCCCATCCTGCAGATTCAGGCCATGGGCTGCGGAGGCTGGGTGCAGCAACAAAATAGGTACCTTCCCCCAATTCCAATTGACCACGATGTCAGAATCAGCGATCGTCTTCGCCTGTGGAAACCTGGCCTGTAGTCTCTCCAGTTCATGCTGATACTGGTAAGCGACAATCGTCGGGCCGTCATCGATTTCGATCAGGTCAGACAATGCATTGAGTTTTTCATCGTGGATCCACTCCCACCCATCTTCCACGTAAGCTGCACCGGATGTGTACTGAAGGCATTTGCCCACCAGGACCGCGGCATTCACGGCCTCAACAGACCGGCCAGACTCTAGTTTGGTCAGCATTTCCTTCTTCAGTTCTGCATACGCAGACATGTGACCCGGGGGTAGGTAAACCCGATCACTAATATCGGTTCGCGGTGGCAGCTGCAGGTATTCCTCACTTGTCATTGAGAGCGCGATGT